AATAAACATAGAGCCTCGTTCGCTTAAGAGTTTGATAGTTTCATCTGCATTCCCTGCTTGGTTGCTTGGAAGAAATCCTTCGGAAAAGATAGTATGTGCTAGTTACGCTCAGTCATTAGCTGAAGAGTTATCGGTAGAGACTCGCAACATTATGGAAGCTGAGTGGTATAAGGACATATTTACAACACGTATCAAACAAGATGAGAACCAGAAGAAGAACTTCCGCACCACGGCAAGAGGCCAGAGATTTGCTACTTCAGTTGACGGTACAGTCACTGGAAAGGGAGGGAACTACTTAATCTTGGATGACCCAATTGACCCTAAGAAATCCACCTCGGATACCACACGTATGTCAACAAACACCTGGATAAAAAGTGTATGGATGTCAAGAAAGGATGATGCACAACTGGCAAGATGGCTTGTGATAATGCAGAGAACACACGACCAAGACCCTACCAACTTCCTTATGGAGAGAGCTGATTGGAAGAACCTAGTCATCCCTACCATTGCACTAGAAAACACAGTCTTCGAGTTGGGAGGATTCAAACACTTGTTTAAAGAGGGAGATGTTATCCATCCTGCCAGAGAAAGCAGAGAGCAAGTAGAGGAAAAGCGTGCTGATATGGGAGAGTGGGACTTCTTAGCACAGTGCCAACAAACACCAACACCAATTGGAGGTGGTGAGTTCAAAGAAGAGTGGTTGGTGCACGATGATATAATAGACTCAGACTTTAATAAATACATAATAGTAGATCCAGCAGGTGGAAAGGTAGAATCAAAGAAGAAAGACTACACTGCTATGGTTGTTGTGGGAGTTGGAAGAGATAGAAACTTCTACATTCTGGATATTGTTAGAGATAAGAATCTTGATCTAGTGGGAAGACAAGAGAAACTATTCCAACTTGTAACTAAGTGGAAGCCCATAAGAGTAGGTTATGAACAATATGGTGCACAATCTGATCTAGACTATATCCATTTAAAACAGAGGGAGTTGAACTTTCGCTTTTCTATAGTAGAACTGGGTGGCAATCAATTAAGCAAAGAGGATAGGATAAGAAAGTTAATCCCTTATTTCTTCAACAAAAGAATAATATTGCCTGAATATGGTTTTTGTGTTAAAGATAGTAAAGGAGCCATTGTAGATTTAGCTCGTGATTTTGTCGAGGAAGAATATTTAAAGTTTCCTGTGACAAAGAACGATGATGTAATTGATGCGTTGAGTCGTATCACTGATGATGACTTAGGTATAATGTATCCACAAACTACTGCTAAAGAAAATAGATTTAGAAGGGCTAACAAAAAGCCCAAACAAGGCGGGGTGTGGTACTAATGGCCTTACCTTCTGATCAGAAAATCCTAACAGCATTTAATAAGATCATGTCAGAATCTGAGAACCAAGGCTGGTCATTCTGGAGACAGTTTGAGGTGAGAGATGGTTTTAGATTCTTCTTTGGTATGGATCAATGGGATCCTGTTGTTAAAGCTAACCTCCATTCAAGAGGACTCAAGGAGATAACTCTCAATCGTATACCTCCCTTTATTAAATCGATACAAGGTGAGATAATGAAGTTCTCAGGTGAGACACACTTCTTCCCTACTGACGGAGAACAATCCGAGGAGTATGCTGAGGTTGTTAACGAGGGAACCAAATGGGTAAGAGATACAGCTAAATCAGATTTCTATAACAAGTGGGCACTTCAAGATGCAGAGGTTTGTGGCGAGTCTCTACCGATAACTCTTCAGCTAATGACTGAGCGTAACTAGCACATACTATCTTTTCCGAAGGATTTCTTCCAAGCAACCAAGCAGGGAATGCAGATGAAACTATCAAACTCTTAAGCGAACGAGGCTCTATGTTTATTATCAAGCGTTGGAACTCTCCCTCATGCAGAGCATGGAGGTGTTCACATATGCAATCAATATGCCAGTTGTGCTTGTAGTAAGTGCTAGGATTTATAGTCGAGAATGCCTTACGAACAAACCAGCTTATGTTCTCACGGTAGAGTGTGTCTTGTATTAGCTTATCATCCATCATTCCTCTGGTGGTTCAAATATAAACACTCCTGCGTAACGCATTCCCTCTACCATTAACTCGGTTGGGCTTAAGTCATCAGGCAATCCATCCATAAAGGAGTTAATTTCTTCTCTGGTCATACTTCCTCTGGTGGTTCTATAGGAAAGTTTCTATCAAGGTAGCCTTTAGTTGCAGTTATTAGTCTTTCATAGTCTGAGGGCTTATCCTCCGGTGGTTTAGGTAAGGGCATCCAGTGTGTGGGATTTAACTCCGTCCTTGCATTATGTCCTTGATATAACCACAAGCCATTCTCATTCTCCATTATCAAAGTCATATCATTAAAGAAAATGAAAGCAGGAACAAACACAAGTACTGCCTCATCCTTAGGAGCTGTTTCTATAGGATACCACTTAGTCATCTTCTTTCTTCATCCTTCTTTTGGTCTTCCATATATGTATGCGTAAGCCTATCATAAACAGTATGTATCTTAGCAATCTCATCCTAGTAACTTCTCCTTCTCCATTAATATATTCATGTGCATTGATCTGTATCTTATCTCTTCTTGTATGTTATATCTAGCTTTAGCATAAGCATAGTGGTCATTGCGTCTTGCTGCCTTCCAGGCTTTTAGTTTCTCATCAAAGTCCATTCTTCCTTTAACTCCTTCATATTATCACGTATCCATTGCTTATCAAAGTCCTTATCTACAAGACGAAATGTTCCTTTGTACTTGTGCATTACCTTGTACTTCTTTCCATTCTTCTCGACTATATCAACGTGGATACCAGTTCCTTTAAGGTTTAACTCATTAACAAACTCTACTATCTCGCCGTGCTTGTAGTCGTACATCTTATCACCAAACAATGTCTTAGCACATACTTGTGACTTGCCTAAGTCTATGTGTGGCCATATGTAATTAAAGATTACCATAACCAAAGTCTCCATTGTCTTCAGGATCTATACTCTTAGCATACTCTTGTGCCTTAGTTATCTCATCAAAGGTCATAACACAGTTCTCTCCTTTAACTCTAACGTGATATTCAAAGCCTCTGTCGTTCTCTGCACAGTACTTGCTTAGCTTATCTGAGAAGTTACCGAGCATCACCATCCATCCCCTTCCTTCATCCACTGTCCATCAATCCATACTGTTGCTACTAATATCCATAGAGTGGCATCAGTCCACCCCATCCAAAGACTAAATATAAATGCTAATGTTATCATCTTGGCTCCTTTATCACAACCTGTCAGTTGTATTACTCCTTTAACCGTATTAAATGTTCTAGTCCAAATGGCGAGATAGCCGATAGAACACTTTTATTCAGGTTGTATCCTTAAATAATTCAGGGTTAATCTCTAGGCAATCTCCATTCACTATCAGAATACCAGACTCAATACCTTCAAGAACTTGCTCAGAACTTACGGTAGCCATATACTTACCATCAACAGGAGTCACTGCATTAGCCGCTGCTAACTCCCTAGCCTTTACAAGCATCTCTAGTGTAAACTCACTCATCAGGTTGCATTCCACCTCATCTCTCTTGTTACTAACCATTGTGCATCATCATGTAAGTAATAGTCTATGAATACTATCTTGCCATCATACTGTACTACAGGTCCACTGGCTACGTTTACTGTGTAGGGGAATCCATATGGGAGGCTATCAATCTTCATCTTCTGGCTCCGGTGGTGGTGTACCAGGTGGTGAGTTATACCACTCCTTGAATAGCTCCATCCATTTAGGGTCGTCTCTATCCATCATAATACTCACAAGATAGGTTCTTTGATGGCGGGTGACGTTCTAATGGGTTTTTTCTTTCCCATTTCCAATGGTCTGTATACAAACTATCAGGGTTTTTAGCTCTAAATCTAGCTATAGCCTTTTGATCTTTTGGGCTTTGTATATCTGTGTAGTCTTGCCAGAACTTATCTAATCCATCAATCATCCTTAGTTACCCTTATGCCCTTCTCACGTAGCATATCCTTAACACTATCATCTACTACGATCTCAGTTGTTGTTTGATCTATTACTTGTACTACCTTGCCATCAGTTCTATCCCATAGCTCCCGTGCAGCTGGTACGTCACCCTCATTAGCCTTCTTAGCAATGGCTAGTGCTATCTCTTCGTTCCTAGTTAGTTCCTTGCCTGGATCCTTGCCTGCTAGTATTCTATTGAGCATAGTCTTTAGGTGTGGTCCTTTAGGAGCCCCGTTGGGGTTGCCAGATGCTCCTTTCTCATATGGTGTTAGGTTATCTTCTTTATTCACTGTTGTACCACTGTTAAGTTACGTTATCGTAATGATCTACTGCTCGCACTATTGTTGTTGCTCTATATTTAAACTCATCAGTCTTTTCTTCATAGAACGTGAATGATTCATCCCATTCCTGCTTCAATGATGTCATATCATGTCTACTAAGCTCTATCTTTGGCAAATGCTCATCTTTATATACACCCATGAACCTACATAATTCTACTATATCATCAATAGTTGTTAGCATACTTGGTGAATAGCTTAATCTTACTTTTGCTTTACTTAAGTCCATAGTCTATTCTCTTGTTTAGTGTAGTCTTTCATGCCCAAGCAAATCCTTTTTGTATGTATTCTGGTGAACTGTAAGCAGGAGGTTTAGACACATATCCATCAGTCTTATTACCAATATATTCAATATCCTCTTTATTCGTTACAATGTCTCCCTCACCAATCCCAATGCAAGTATCAAGCAGTGGCTGTCCTTTTTCATTAGATAAGTATTTACCATATCTGTTTATTATATACTTGGGAAAGGTTCCTGTCTTCATGTATTCTTCTATGCTAAACTCTTTAATCTGCTCTTCTGTGGTTTTCCATGTGTATTTACCCAATTCAAAGCTATAGTCTTTTTCTATCTCGTCATATACTTCTTGAGCTATATCTATATAACCATATTTATCTATAAACTCATGGAATAACTCTTGTACGCACACACTACAGCCGCCATCTGCGCAGCTCATTATTTCTAATATCTCTCTTGCCTCTTTCTTGTTCACTTCCCCCTCCATGAGCTTGGTCCTGTAAACTCTATCTTTATACAACCATTCTCTTTCATGGCGTGTAATAGTGCGCTTGGTTCCATCATAGCTCTATCACGTGCTTT